GCTTTCATTATCTTCACCCTTCTTTATTTTAGCAGATTTTAGCTCGCTTGGCTAGATGTTAAGTTAATGACATTGGCATTCTGCACCCCACTCCCCTCAAATTTTCTGCACCAACTCCGTCCCATCTTTCAAAACAAACACGATTTTTCCATCTCGATACACCACTGCTTTTTCTACAGCAGCCAGCCACAATTGTGTATCAAATTCCGGCAGCATCCCATTTTGTCCGTTCAATGCTCTTTGAAAGCCCTGAATCTGTTCCCGTCTTGCCAACCGCTCTGCTCGCTGTTCCTGCAGGGCGGTTTCTTGTTTCTGCAGCGGTTCATATTGTCCCACTAGTGCCTGATACCGTTCCTCATACTTTTCCTGATCCTGCACGATTTCACTGTTCTCCCGAACATATCCCTGCACCTGTTCCGAAATCCGCATTTTCTGCGTTTCCAGTTCCTGCAATTGATACTCCAAATCCGTACAGTCTGTGAGCAGTTCCAGCATCACCTGACAGTTTTCCAGAACTGCTTTCCGCTTTTGCAGCAATTCCTGAACGGCTGCCTGAAACCGCTGCTGTATAACGCTCTCCTGCAAATGGGGTGTCTGGCATTTGCACACCCCTTGGAATTTGTGATTGCACTGCCAGATCACCTGCCGATACTTGCTGTTGGAATGCCAGACCTTTGCCCCGAAGAAATTTCCACAGTCACCGCAGACAAGCCGGGCAGCAAATACGCTCTTTTCATTGTACTGCCGCCGTAGGTTTTGCCTCCGCAGCAATTCTGCCTGTACCAGTTCAAATTCCTCCGGCTCTATGATGGCAGGGTGACTTTCCTCAATGTAGTATTGCGGCACTTCGCCCTCATTCACCTTAGATTTTTTCGTGAGGAAATCCACCGTAAATCTCTTTTGCAATAGAGCAGAGCCATTGTATTTTTCATTGGTCAGAATGCTTTTCACTGTGCTGGAACACCATTGCTCCTTTCCGGCAGGTGTCGGAACGCCCTGTTCTGTCAATGTTCTCGCAATGCCAGTCGGCGTTTTCCCCTCCATAAACCAACGATAGATGTTCCGAACAATCTCTGCCTCTTCCGGCACAATTTCCGGCAAGCCATCTGCTCCTTTTCGATAGCCCAGAAAATGCTTGTACGGCAGGCTGACCTTGCCGTCCGCCATTCGCTTTCGCTGTCCCCAAGTTACATTCTCCGAAATAGAACGGCTCTCCTCCTGTGCCAGACTGGACATGATGGTAATCAGCAGCTCGCCCTTGGAATCCAGCGTGTAGATGTTTTCTTTCTCAAAAAACACCTCCACACCTTTTTCTTTCAGCTTTCGTACAGTCGTCAAAGAATCTACAGTGTTTCGTGCAAACCGGCTGACTGACTTGGTGACAATCAAATCGATCTTGCCGTCCAGAGCATCTGCCACCATGCGATTAAAGCCGTCCCGATGTTTGGTATTCAGGGCAGAAATGCCCTCATCGGTATAGACTGCAACAAACTCCCAGTCTGCCCGTTCCTGAATGTACTTGGTGTAACGATCTACCTGTGCAGCATAAGAGGTCTGCTGCTCCTCAGAATCCGTGGAAACTCTGGCATAGGCTGCCACTCTGCGTTTCTGAACTTTGGTTTCCGGCAAATGCGTTATGGGGTGAAACTTTGCCGGTATTTTTAGGACTGTCGCCATTTTTTCTGCCTCGCTTTCTCTCGCATTTCCGCCGTCCAGCTTTCCGAACGGGAACGGTCTTTCCAAGATACGGTTTGTTCCGTTCCGTCCGAAAAGCAGAATTGCAGTTCATTGGGTGCAGGAATCTGAATCTGTTCGATTTGTTCCGCAAATCGCTCCGCATCAAATTCCGACATTTCCAAAACATCACAGCAGGCAGAAATCAGCGTATTTTCCGGAATCTGTTTTGCCGTTGGACAGTATTTTTTTCCTTTGGTGTTGTAAGTGGAACAAATCCAGACCACACCGGTCACTGTCGTTTTTCTGCGGTAATATTTGCCGCAGCAGGCACACCGTATTTTCTGCGTAAATGGATATCGGTTTGTGGTACAGGAACCGGCATATTTTTTCTGCCGTTCCGCCATTTGTTTCTGCACTGCATCAAACTGTTCCTGCGAAATGATGGCTTCATGTGAACCGGCAACAAAATACTGCGGAAGCTGTCCGATGTTAGCCACCTTTTTCTTGGTAATGTGATTTTCCCGAAAACTTTTTTGCAGCAGCAAATTTCCGGTGTACTTTTCATTGCGGAGTGTTCGCCTTACGTCCTCCGTCGTCCATGCACAGCCACGCACCGTGCATATCTGCTGTTCATTCAGTTTCTTGGCAATTGCCAGCTTACCCATACCAGACAGGTAATATAGAAAAATCATTTTGACGATTTCCGCCTCCTCCGGTACAATTTCCAGTTTTCCGGACTTGGTTCGCCGGTAGCCCAGCATTCGCATACTCCCGACTTTTCCCTGTTCAAAGTCCTTTCGCATCTGCCACTTTTTGTTCTCGCTGGCAGAATAGCTTTCCTCCTGTGCGTAAGATGCCAGAATGGAAAGCATCAGCTCGCCGTCTGAACTCATGGAATGAATCCGCTGTTCCTCGAAATAGACATCAACGCCCAGTGTTTTCAGTTCCCGTACCGTTTCCAGCAGGGTGACCGTGTTTCGTGCAAAACGGGAAATGGACTTTGTCAGAATCAAGTCGATTTCTCCCCGCCGGCATCGGTTCAGCAGCTTTTGAAATTCTGCACGATTTTCCTTTGTTCCCGTCAATGCCTCATCTGCATAAACACCGCAGAACAGCCACTCCGGATTGCTCTGGATCAGCTGATTGTAATAGCTGACCTGTGCCGACAGAGAATGGAGCATGGCATCCTTTCCGCTGGACACTCTGGCATAGGCTGCCGTCCGTTTCAACAGGAACGGCTTTTTCTGTGGAAATGCAACTTTTTGTATCACTCGTGCCGTGATAATCTCCCCCTTTCCGATGACATATTACCGTACGATCGGGCAGGAGTCAAGGAATATACTGCACAAAGATATGCCGGAACGTTCGGCAATTATGGTGTTGATTTTTTGGAATTGCTCCGGCGTGACCAATCCAGCACGCATCCAGCTTTTCAAAATCGAAACTGTGGTTTGATACGTAATGATCTTATGGTAATGTTCTTTTTCCATGAGCCATTTCCTTTCTGTACTTCCCATAGCAAAGACGGGAACAATATTTTCGGTGCGAACTGGAATAGGCAAAAAACGGCTCTTTGCAGATAGGGCAGAGCTGCTGTAATTTGCCGTTCTTCGATACAGCATGGTGATTCCACCAAGTGTTGTGGCATTGTGTGGAACAGAATCGTTTCGGTTTTCGGTGTGGTGTCTGCACAACAGAACGCCCACACTGCGGACAGTGTGGGCAGGATTCGCTTCCTCTCTGCCGTTTGCAGAAAGAAGCCACAGTGTTGACAGACAGCCCTAATTGGACTGCGATTTTCTTGTAGCCCAGACCGCTGCTGTGCAGTTGTCGGATCTGGTCTTTTTGTTCTGCATTCATCCAATCACCCCGAAATTATCCCAAGAAACATAACCGGTCACATACTGTCCCACCGGTGTCTTTCCGCAGAACTCCGGCTTTGTGGTGATCCGATAACGACCGTTCTTGCAGGCAATGCCGTCATAGAGATAGTAAGTACCGCTGATTCTTCTGGTTACAGATGTAGTTTCTGCACTGGCGAACAATGGCGTGTTGGCACGAATGGCAACCTTCTGCCCCTTGGTGAACTTACCGCCATTGGTGTAAACCGCATTTCCGTTGGCATCAAATACAGAATATCCGACCTTGCAGGCTTTCTTCGCATTCTCCAAAGAAGTGTACGCCCCTAGCTGCGACTTTGCATCTGCCCAAGACTTTCTCACACGGTAAAGCTGCTTTGCAGAAGGTGCAGAAATAGTGGGAGTTCCAGCATTCAAATAAGACTGTACCTTTTTCTTGAACTCCGCCCAATGGGGCAAAATGTACGCAGGACACATCTTGTACCGATTGTACATTGTGTTTAGCTGGTCAATCGTTCCGTTTCGTCCGTCACGAACATTCAGCCAGTGGGTATGCGTGTAGAGATGGTTGATGTCCAATCTATATTGCTTTAATAACGCTGCGGCAAGTCTCGCACAGTTATCCTCCGACTTCTTATTCGTAGAATTGTACGCAGAGGACATAATACACTCAATGGCAATGGTTCTGCGATTTCCATTACCACTGACATCAGCGGCGTGCCAGCCGCTCAGGCTGTGGGGCAGATTCTGCCATGCACATACATTATCCACATAGTAATGGACACGCACATCCTTCATGTTGTTATTGACGGTTGCCCTTGTGTACTGTTCCGCAGGGGTCGTTCCGCTTGCTACTGTGATCCAGTCTGTGTTGTGAACGGTCACCCCGATGATTTTTCCTGCCATGGAAACAGAGGGCATATCAATGCGGTTGGGATTATGTTTGGTGAGTAAATACTCGTTGACGGTGACACCGCCAAATGTCGTTGTTGCATCTGGTCTTAAAATCGCCATATTACTTATCCTCCTTGTCGGTCGTTTCTTCTGTTCTGCCGATTTTCGTTTGCAGAACATCAATTGCTTTTTTGATTGCGGGCGGATATGGGATCCCCATTAAACTTGTATTTTCCACGATGGAAAGCAGTTCGTTCAGGCAAAAGCTGATGCAGACTGCATCCCGGATGTAGTTGGTATTCAGCAGAATATCCATCCGAACTGCAACGACGATCAGCATCAAGGTGCAGACTTTTTTCGCCAGACCGAACCAGCCGGCTTTGGAAGAAAGTCCGCCGCTTTCCGTGTGTTTCGATTTTTTCATCATGGCAGTGATGATGCCGGTGAAAAAGTCGATTGCCATAAAGACGACCAGTGTCACCAGAGCGGAGTCCCAGCCGCCAAAAATGGCAGTAAAAAAGCCGCCGACCAAGCCGACAGCCACGCAAATGGTATCTTTCATTTTCAACCCTCCAGTACTTTCAGGAATCGGATTTTCGGATGAGAATTGTTGCTTCTGCCCACCCAGGCAAGGTAATATTCGCCGTCAGAAATGCCGGTGCATTCTGTGATGGTGGTGATAAAGGTATCCGACTGCAGCCAGTGGAAATCCAGAGAAACCGCACGATTTGCATCAATCTCTGTGTTCACATACACACCAATAGGAATGTCAATTTTCTGCGGTTTCTGCACCAGATACAGACTTCCGGCTTCGCTGGAACTCGACTGATAGGACATCACAATTTCAGCATTTTTCGTCAGGGACAATGGCTTTGCACAAACAGTCAAAACCAACTTATCCCAGTTGAAGCACTCCTGTGAATAGGATAGTACAAAATCATTTGCTGCACTGCAAAACTGCGGATAGGCAGTCAGGAAATCTGTCATTGTCTGATAACCACCGTCCAAAATTATGCTGATGTCCGGTGCGTAGGTCGAAACGGCATTCTGTCCAGACTGAAACAGAATGGTGTAATTTCTGCCGCTTGTCAGGTTGTCGATTTGCTTTTGCAGGCTCTCCAAAGTGCGTTCTGCCGTTCCGATTCTGGAAGTATTGCTCTCCACCTTTTCCGAATAGACTGTAACCTTTGTGCTAAGCCCATTGATTTGTGTGCCAAAGCCATCCCATTGTGCGATTTTAGCGGCAGTGATCTGATCCAATGCGGATTGATTTTCGTGGGTATGTGCCTTTTCATTCAGTGCTGCAATGGCTTCCCGGAATGTTTGGATATTGTAAGTTGTATCATCCTCGAATTCCTGAAGAGCACGCAGCAAGGAAAGTTCATCTGCTGTCAAATCATCTAAAACATCCAGATTTTTATGAATGTGTGCCTGCTGTAAAAGCGGCTGAACCGCATCCTGAATCAGTGCTTTTACAGCATCGGTATCCGGATAATTTGTCAAATCCGGAGAAACGCCGTCCTTTCCGTCACGCCCATCTTTACCGTCTTTCCCATTTGTGCCATCCTTCCCGGGCAAACCATCTTCACCATCTTTTCCGTTCTTTCCGGATAATCCATCTTTACCGTCCCTGCCTTTCAAACTCTCCAGCCATTCTGCAACTGTCCCCACAAAACCGTTTTCTATGGCGATCTCATAAGCAGAACGACCGTCTTTTCCGTTTGCTCCGGTTTGTATCTCTGAAAGTTTTTTCAAAAGCTGCGTATACAGATCCGGTGTCGGCGGAATTGGCGTATCCCCATCTGCAACAAAACCAGACGGTCGAATGTGAAGGGTTACCGGTACGGTTGTCGCACGCAGCGTGGTATCGCTTTCTGCATCGTAGCCAAACAAACTCATCTTCACCGCACCGGGATGCAGTTCGGCAGGCAGCAAACAGGTTGTTCCATCTATGCCAAGCACCAAGTTGTATGTTTCTTCGCACTGGGTGAACTGCACCACCTTGTGCAGCGTTTTCCAAGCCCCATCGAATACGAACTTCACCGAAACAAATGCGATCTGGTCAGAAGCAATGATCTCTCGTTCCAGCACTTCGATTTTTTGCTGTTTCACTAAGAATTTCATCATCCGTTTTTCACCTCGTTCCATGTATGGGTTTCCGTATCATATTCCAAATAGCCGTCTATGCACTGGATTTTTTTCAGATAATTGTTGTAAGAATGTTCTCCAGAAGACATCCAGTTGACCGGTTTGGTGATGGCGTTCCACTGAGCGATCGTTCCTTCATATGTGATGGCTGTTAGACTTTCACAGTATGCCAGCATATTTTCCCCAAAGGTTCTGCAATTCGCAGAAATGGTAAGGCTGGACAATGCTGTACATCTTGTAAACGCAAAAGAACCAATGGAATCACACGCAACACGAGCAGTCTTCAGCTTTGCACATCCGCTAAAAGCATACTTTCCCCACGTTTTCACGCTGGCAGGCACAGTGACTTCTGCAATGGCAGTGTGCTGAAATGCAAACGACTGAATCGCAGTAACTGCCTGCGGAATGGTAACAGAAGTCAGACCGGCGGTATAGCCGATTGCAGCATCTTCCTGTGCAAAAGCGGCATTCCCAATGCTGGTCAGTGTAGCCGGCAGAGATACCGTTTTCGCATTGGCACAATGATAAAACAAACGGTCACCCAGACCAGTAATGCCATTGCTGAGCACAATTTCTTTGATCTGGTCATTTTGATAAAACACAGAATCATGAGAGGTATAATCGTAGGTTGCACCCGTACCACGCAGCAGCAGTTTGCCGTTGTCGTAGAGAACATAGTAGATGTTTTCGCCGCATTGTCCAGTTGCCACGATTTCGCCTGCGGTCAAATCATCCACCTTGGTTTGCAGTTCCGAAATCTGACTGTTCATTGCATCCAAACGCTTTTGCAGTTCGTCCAGTGTGGCATTTGTCTTTGCCATTTCGGCAAGCATCTCCGTCACTCTGCACTTGCCAAGGATGCACTTGCAGTAACCGCATTTGCTCTCGTCCGCACGGCAGTCTGTCAGATCGGAATCCAGAATGCTTGTCGTTCCGGCACGCAGTCTTACAACTGCTAAAGTCAGATAAGTCGTCACATTGTTGTTGGTAAAGGTGGGAATGGTTGGACTCGTGGCTGCTGTACCTGCCAGAACACGAATCCCACAGGTACGAGTGGAACGATCACAGTAGATTCCGATCGCTACATAACGATTCAGAGATTCATCTACATAAGAAGAAAGGTCGATGGTATGCAGGGTATCACTGATAAAATAGTGTCCATCGATCCACGCCTTGCCCGTGCCGAATGTAACGGATAAATTTTTAATTGTTGGTGCAAAACACTGCCGGTAAGTATCCAGAATCCCGTTGCAAATCAAACTGGACAGATATGCAGTAAAATCCTCTGCGGTATACACCCGGTCAAGGTTTTGTGCGTTAAAAAATCCATAGGAAAAAGACATATGAATATCACTCCGTTTCTTTGAAAGTCGGTGTCAGACTTCTGCCGTTCTGGTCGAAGCTCTCCACCATGCCGATCAGCTGAATTCTCGGCTGGATCAAGCCAAAGCGTTTCTGTTCCACGGTCACATAGTCGCCCACAAAGTAATCCTTGTTGTACTGATACTGGGTCGAAAAAGCAGCGATAGCGGATTCCGATGCCGTTTTCGGCTGTACCAGATGTTCTGCACCGCTGCTTTTCAAAATTTCTAAATATTCCGCATCGGTCACATCTTCTTCCTGTGCCGTGTTTCGCTCATCCACATACACCTCATAGCGGTCAAGATAGGTCGGCTCTGCACCGGAACAGAAGGTCGTGCGTTTTCTGGCATTGCCCTCGCCGCATCCCAGCACATAGGCGAAGTTTTTCTGCACCGCATCATCTGCCGCATAGGAGAACGACAGCAGATTGTTGTACGCATCGGAGAACACGATGTGGGGATTGTCATCCTGCAACAAACTGCGGTCTGTTCCGGAAAACAAGTCGCATTTCAGTGCTTTTCCGTCCAGCCGCACATTTGCCGAACCGCCGATGGTTTCACATAGACCGTACAGCCATTCTAAGATGTTGTCATAGCTGACCTGCATGCGTGCGGTTTTCTGCCAGCAGTCGCCGGAAACCATTCCCATGGAAAAACCGGGCAGATTGCGGATTCCGGCGGAGATCGCATTGCGGGACAGCACCTTGCGGACGATGTCCTCATAACTGCCGTTTGAGGTAATGGTGGGATAGATGATTCTTCGTTCCAGCAGACAGGCAAGAAACCGTCCGGTGACTGTCAGATAATCGCCCTTTTCGGCATCGGTCTCCAATTGCAGAGATTCAATGATGCCGAAGTGCTGTGTATCATCGCTCCTTGCCACAATTCTGCCACGCTGAAAGATGGATACATTCTGCGGACTGGCAGCGATATACACCTCAAAACAGCCACACTGGTAAAATTCAATATCCCATAAGAGCGAAGAATAACTGTCGCAGATAGCTTCCAAAGAAACAGAAATGCGGTTTTTTTCTGCGATAAGGTTGTAAATTTCCAACTGCATTTCTCACACTCCCAGATAAGAATTGCGGTGCATCAAAGTTACACGCAGTTTTTTCACACCACGAACTGCCTCGACCCGAAAGATATTCGTGCCTTCCTTCAAGGTCAGCCAAGTCGAACCGGAAACCAGCCGGTTCAGGATGTTGCTGTCCACACCATTGCGTGTCAGCGTAACGGTCTTGTTTCCGGTTTTCGTGGTAACCGTAATGACATCGCCGGTCAGAATATCACCTTTGATTTGCAGATATTCGCCGTTTTCATTGTAGATGGTCGGAGTCACTGCCACCACTTCCTGCGGGATGTCGCTGGGCAGTGCCTCGATTCGCAGGGTGAATCCGATTTCATCCCCGTCATTGGTGATAGAGAACAGGTTGCTGTTGGAATACACGCCCAAAGGAAACGGAGCATCGCTCTCCGGAAAAGGAAAGTGAAATACTCCGGTGATGCCGCTGTAATAGGCATAGAAAATATCCCGACTGTACCAGTAAATGTCCGGACAGAGAATGGAAATCTGCCCGCTGATCTGCTGCTCGAAATTTGATACTTCACAGGTTTCTACATACCCTTCGGCATAGACATCGATGTTCGCCGTCTTGTACCAGATCTTGATGTATCGGGACGGCTTGACCACATGATACAGCCGATGCCGCCGTTTTTCGATGCCAATGCCACGCATGGCAAAGGAAATGACTACGTTTCGCTTTTCGATGAAGGCGTTATTCAGATAGCTGCCGTTCATGCCTGCATAGGAAGAAGTAGAAATCGTTCCGGCAGGCGGATTCAGACCTTCGATTTTGGAGGTCATGTACTGGTTGGCGGTCGTTGACAGGTTCAGCTGTTCGCCGGATTGGTTTTCTAAAATCAGGGTATAAAACATGAGATGCACCCCTTTACATTTTGTGTTTAATGATGTATAATAGAGACAACAGAGACGTTGGTTCTCTACGCAAAATCGGAATTTGTATAAGATCAACTTTGGAAATTTAGTATAGGGAGAAAGTAAATGGAACAACAGATAAAAGAACGGAAGAAAAAGCTTACTATAGATTTGTGGATAATCGCTCTGGTTACGATAGCAGTCTATATCGTCTATGGTGTTTTCGGAAGCAGAATAATGAGTTTTTGCAAAAACAGTGATATTTCCGTTTGGCCAAGACTTTTGATGGCTGCTGCATTGGAATTTGGAATAGCGGGTCTTGGCATTACTATTGTAGGCCTAATGCGTAAAGAATCGTTCGCAAGTTTCGGACTTCGTTGGGAAAACGCAATCAAAGCTGTGCTTTGGACGATCGTGTTTTTTCTCCCGTATATTCTTTTTATTTTCCTTTCAGGACAATTTGAGGGGTACGAACCATTGAGTATTATGGTTACCCCGGATCTTCACAAAGCAGGGATCGTAGCTACCATTATCGGAACACTGGTTATTGCGGTTGTCTGGGGCTTTTTTGAAGGCTTTAATTATGTTGTCATCTGTGAGAAAATCAACAGACGTTTCCCGGTAAAAACTAAATTCTTTGATTGGGGTGCGCTTGTGGTTTCAATTATGGGCATTCTTTTTCATCCCATGAGCTTCAGCATACAGGGTATCATTGAAATTGTAACTACCTTTATAGCCATTTATGGAATGCTTCAGGTGAGAAAAGTATACAAAAATGCATGGGGATGTGTTTTTGCTTTTCTGTTCATTTGGAATGCGCTTTGACATACATCTTGTCACCTAATCTCATAATATAAACGAGTAAGACAAATTCTGATTTACCGAGAAAAAGGAGCGACTTAAATCGCTCCTTTTTAAGTATTCAGCGCGTTCCTCGTCATCCTATAAATCTCCAGCCGTGACAGCGACTTCGGACTATTATTTGTCTGATTCACTGTGCGGCTGTTGTCGTTGTTATAGTAGTTGTTGACCGTACCGCCGGAACTGCCGCCAACGACTGCACCGGAGATACCGTTCAAGCTGTAATTCAAATCAGAATCCATAGTCAGCTGCATGGCTTTCGCCACACCGCCGACGGCTTTTTCCACATACTTCTTGCTCTTGTCGATGCCGTCTGCAAGCCCTTTCATAAAGTCCGGCATCCAGCTTTCGTAATCGGTCAGTGGACCTTTGTCCGGTACAGAGAAGTGCAGGAAATCCCGAATGGTATCGGCAACATTGGTGACGCAGTCCGCCAGCCAGCCGATGGCACTCTGAATGCCGTCAA